CGCCGACGCGCTCGCCAAAGCGTACGAAGGCAACTTCAAGGCCCTGCGATCGCTCACGCCCGAAATGGCAAACCTCATCCGTGAGGGTGCCGACATGGAAACCATCATCAGCGTGCTTGGCGGCACGTTCGGCGGAGCCAATAAAGCCTTTACCGAAACCGCTGAGGGCGGCATGGCCAAAATGCAGATCGCGTTTGCCGAAATGCAAGAAAGCATCGGCGCAGCCGTCTTGCCATTGCTTGAGCGTTTAGTGCCGATCATCACCAAAATGGCGCAGGCCGTCGAAGAAAACGCCGACGTCGTCATCATCCTGGCAGGCGTCATCGGCACTCTGTCGGCCGCCATCATTGCCTACAACGTGGCAGTCAAAACCGCGGCATTTTTACAGACCGCGTTTAACATCACGTTGGCCGCCAACCCGATCGGGCTCGTGGTCGCCGCCATCGTGCTACTCGGTGCAGCTCTCGTAGCCGCCTACGCAAAGTTTGAGGGCTTTAGGAACGTCGTAGACGCCGTATTCGGTGCACTCAAAACAGGTATCAAGATCGCCGTTGATTACGTCGCAAGTTACCTAAACAGCATGGTCAGCGTATTTCGCACCGTGTTCAACACGATCGCAAACCTATGGAACTCGACCCTCGGGGGCTTGTCGTTTGAGATCCCGGACTGGGTGCCAGGCATCGGCGGTCGAGGCTTCAGCATTCCTGAAATGCCGACCATTGGTGGCGGGGCCGCTAGCGGCGCTTTAGCGACCGTAGGAGGCGACAAAAACCTTGGGGTGCCCATTCCCTCATCTGCGGGTGGATCGGTCGTCGTAGCGGCTCCTAGCGTGCCTACAGGGGGCGGTGGCGGCGGGGGCGCATCCGTACGGCAGGTCATGGAAGCCCCAAATATGTTGGGGGCAGGCATCGCCAGCAACCCGTTCACATCAAGCGCCCGTAACGCCATGCTGGAAAACATCACCGTCAACGTCAACGGCGGTTTAGCGACGAGCGCCGAGATCGGGCAGGCCGTCGTGGACAGCATTCGCGCCTACAACCGATCGGCTGGCCCGGCGCGCATTGAGGTCAGCGGGTACGTCTGATGCCCGGCACAGCAATCGTTCAATCGGGAAATTACCTGCTTGAAATCGACGCAGGTTTTCAGATTGACGCATTTACGCTTGACGACACAACTAAGGGCGTTTTGGACAACACAAGCTATGTGCTGGACGGCACCACGCAGTTTGCTGACGTCACCGACGGCACCCTAAACATTTCGGTGCGTCGAGGTCGCAAAGATCAGGGCGACCAGTTCAGCGCAGGCACTATGACGTTTACGCTGAATGACACGCTCGCTGACGGCATTTTCAACCCGTTTGATACGTCAAGCCCGTATTACGACGCCAACGCCGACGTGCCTGGTTTGGCACCGATGCGTCGTGTGCGCCTTGGCCGCTACAACGCCAGCAACACGCTCGAATACCTGTTCAAAGGCTATGTGGTCAATTACGACTACAACTTTGCCCTGGGCGGCTTGAACACGGTGAGCGTCTATTGCGCCGACGATTTTTATTTGCTTGCACAAACCTACATGGATGCCTACAACGTGTCACCTGAAACGTCTGGCGAACGCATCGAAAGCGTCCTAGACCTGCCTGAAGTTGATTACCCAACCGGGCCGACCGCCCGCAACATTTCCACAGGCACCGTCAACCTTGGCCACGACACCGCCTACACCGTCCCGGCAGGCACAAATGTGCTGGCGTATCTGAACCAAATCAACGGCACCGCCGAATTCGGGCGTCTATTTGTGTCGCGTGACGGGGTGTTGACATTCCAAGACCGCATTGGTGCCACGCTTAGCGGATCGGTCGCCGATTTTCACGACAACGGCACAGGCGTCGAGTACGACAACGTGGGCATCACCTTTGAAGCTGACAGCGTAGTGAACCGTGCCTACGTACAGAACCTCGGCGGGTCAAACGCGACCGCTAGCGACACCGCGTCAATCGCTACCTACTTCATTCAGACGGAAAGCATCACAAACAGCCTGTTAGAGACCGCAGGGTCGCAGCTGTCGGACGCCGCCACCTACCTGCTGAACGGTGAACCCGAAGCCAGGTACACCGACGTCGCCACCAAATTCGCCATGCTGACCACCGCCCAACGCGACACGGTCGCCACGATCGACATTGGTGACACGATCACCATTGAAAAAACGTTCCCGACGGGCACAGGTACGACCAGCCTCGGCCAAGAGCTGTCAATCGAAGGCATCGAACATCTGATTGACTTCAATACCGGGCACCGCGTCAACCTTTACACGGCCGCCACCACAATCGTCTATGAACTCATATTGGACGACGCCACGTATGGCGTACTTGACGCCCTCAATGTCTTAGGATAGGAGCACCTATGGCCATTCAAGATTTCACCGCCGGGCAAGTATTGACCGCCGCCCAAATGGATACGTTGCAAGCAAACGATTACAACTGGACGGTCTCAACCAAAACCGCGTCATACGTTCTTGTAGCTGCCGATAAAGGCACCCGCATCGTAATGAACAGCGCATCGGCGACAACCGTCACCGTCAACACGTCGTTGTTTGCAGCTGGTGACACGTTGCAGATCATCAACATTGGAACAGGCACCTGCACCGTCACCGCAGGCACCGCAACCGTCACAACATCAGGATCACTTGCTTTGGCGCAATGGGGAGGCGGCACACTTTATTTCACGTCGGCGTCGGCCTCCATATTTTTTCCTTACGGTGGCATAGGTTACGGAACCGCGACCGGCGGCTCGAGCTCGTCAATTACCGTCAGCGGACAGAATTACACGCTTTTGACTTTCACTACCGATTCAACGCTGACCGTTACTAAATCCGGGCTGTTTGACGTATTGCTTGTAGCTGGTGGTGGTGCTGGCGGAAGTGGTACTGGTGGAGATCAGTCAGGTGGTGGCGGTGGCGGTGGTGGGATTGTGCAATCAACAATTTATTTGACTGCTAATGCCGCAATCACGGTTGGTGCTGGAGGAGCAGCCGGAAACACATCTGGTCGAACCGGCTCAGGATCACAAGTAGGCACTTTCATTCAATCTGCTGGCGGCGGCGGCGGCGGTTATTTCGGAGGAGCGCCGCATAAAGGCGGAAGTGGCGGCGGCGGCGGTGGTGGTGGCGGCGGAGCCACAGGTTTCAACACAGGAGCTGCAGTAATTTCTGTCGCACAAGGTTTCGCTGGAGGTAATGGCGCTGTGGCTGGCGGGAGCGGTGCAGGTGGCGGCGGTGGCGGTGGCGCTGTTGGCACCAACACAAATTCGAACACGGGCGGCGCAGGCGGTGCAGGATTGGACGTATCAACATTTTTAGGTCAAAGCGCTGGAACAACATTTAGAGCTGGTGGCGGTGGCGGATCCGGCAGCGGCGGCAATGCCGCGGGCGGAACTGGCGGCGGTGGTACAGCAGGAGCAAGCGGAACTGCAGGAACTGCAAACACAGGCGGCGGCGGTGGGGGTGGGCAAAATGGTGCAGGCGGCGCAGGCGGCAGCGGCGTCGTGTACGTGAGGTTCAAAGTATGAGCGACGCACAATATTTCGCACAAATCGACGACAACAACGTCGTTTTACAAGTGCATGTAGTAACAGCCGAATTTATGGCCGAAAACCCTGAGCGGTACCCTGGCACATGGGTTGAAACGTTTTTCAACATTTCGGGCAAAACTTATGCAGGGATTGGATACACCTACGACGACAAAACTAAAGATTTCATTCCGCCAGCAACGTCCGACCCGATTGATCTCGCGTGACCCGATGGCTGTTGAGGTTGTGGTGGCTGTGGTCGGTGGCTGTTTCTCTCTACTCGTTGCTCTCATTTATCGGGGCCAAAAAGAAAACCATCTAGATCACGGACGGGTACACGAAGCGCTGGGCCGAATAGAACAAAAAATTGACCACCACACGGAGAACCACAAATGAGCAAACAAACCAAAGCAATGCTTTCTAGTTACGCTCGATCCGTCATCGCAGCTGTCGTCGCCGTCTACTCGACAGGCAACACCAACCCCGACGACCTTGCCAAAGCAGCGGTCGCCGCACTCATCCCTGTAGCGATGCGATGGGCGAACCCGAAAGACCCGGCTTACGGTCGTGGCAATAGCCAAAGCTAAACCAGGCGTACCAGGCGCCACCGATTACATCGGCAACGCCGACGGAGCTGCCAAAGCCCCACGCCGAGGCATGGACGAATGGATCAGGCAAGCCGTCAAATACGCCAACGGCTCGCTGTGGAACAACGGCTCGTACGGGCAACGTGACATGAAAGGCAAACCCGGCACTTTGTCAGTACATGCCACAGGCCGCGCCGTTGACCTGTCCTACCGTGATATGCCTGATGATCGAGGCAAACCGAACGGTCGCCAGCTCAGCAAAGTATTCATCGAGGCTTGTGTAGCCAACGCAAACGAACTCGGTCTGCAAATGGTCATCGACTACTGGCCGCAGCCTTTTGGTCGAGCATGGCGTTGCGACCGCATGGCCTGGCAGGTCTACCAAAAACAAACTGTCTCAGGCGCACCCGGTGGCGACTGGTGGCACGTTGAAATCACACCCAAAATGGCTGACAACCCAAACCTTGTCAAAGCCGCATTCCTCAAGGTGTTTGAGGGTATTCCCGCATAGGCCCGTCAGATCCCCTAGGGTGGGATCACCGACGAAAGGAACCTAGCCATGACATTGAACCCATTAGCCGCCCTTTGTGCCTGCGTCACAGCCATCTTCGGTTTTACGACGCTCCTAGAGGCTCCTAGACCCCTCTCAGGGCAACCTAGCCCCACAACCACACCCGCATCATGGGACGTCTACCCCACCACCACGGTCGAGCAAACCACCGTCACCGAAACCAGCTTGCCAACCACGATCGCCAACTGCGACGACGCCGTCAACCTAGCCCGCCAGGTCGGGTGGCCCGAAGATCAGCTTGACACGCTTGCCGTCGTCATGTTGCGCGAAAGCCGATGCACCCCGACCGCACACAACGTCAACGACCCACATGGCGGCTCATACGGCCTGACACAAATCAACGGATTTTGGTGCCTACCCAACAGCAACTGGCCCCAAGGCTGGCTACAAGTGCAAGGCGTCGGCGTTGATCATTGCGCCGAGCTGTTTATCCCCGAAGCCAATCTTCGGGCCGCACTCGCCATTTACAACAATTCCGGGTGGGCACCGTGGGTTGCCACAGCACCGTGACACACCTGTGATAGAACATCCCTACATAGATCCCGACGACACACTTAGCAAGGAGACCCGACAAATGATGGCCGACAACTTTCAGCCGACCTCAGCATCAGCAAAACAACTAGAAGCGTTTAACCAATTGGTCGACGCAATCTTCAACCCGTACAGCGACGTCATTCGCCGCCTACGCACCATTCGTAACGCGATGAGTTTGTGCGACCCAGAACCGCTGTACGACATCGAAACGATTGACAAAGCGATCGCAGCGTTGGAGAAGGCACGATGAACTGCACCATTTGCAAGGGCGCAATTTCATGGCCTGACATTCAAGGCCGCACCCATTTTGTGTGTGACGGTCGAGTACCACCAGGCAAACCCACGACACCGTACGGACAGGCAATGCAGATCAGCCAAGCGGTCGCCGACGCCAAATGGACACCCGCACAACAACGACAAGTCGACGCCGCGATCGACGACTGTGCCCGCGAAATTGGCTATTTCACCGCTGACGACGTATGGGCCAAACTCGGCCAACACTTCCCCGTCACCAAAGGGCTTGCTGGTCGGCTCAATGCAGCTGTGCGACGCCGCACCATCGTGAACACCGGCGCCGTACGCCACGCCAATCGTGGCGGCCAGCATGATCACGCCCAACGCCTTACCGTATGGGCAGCCGCATGAAATACATCGTGCACATAATCGCAATGTTTGTAGGAATTGGCATTAGCCGATGGTTTTGGCATCGGGGTTACTGATGGCATTTGATCTCAGCAACTACGAAACCGTTGAAGATCGTTTAGCCCGATTTTGGCTCGACCACCCAACAGGACGCATCGAAACAGCGATGATGGCCTACGACGGCGACAGCTGCATCTTTCGCGCCGAGGTCTACTTCGACGCCAGCCAGGCGACACCCACCGCGACTGGCTACGCCGAAGAAGCGCGAAGCAATAACCCGATGATGCGCTTGTCAAT